AGGGCTGGCCCGCCGTCTCCACGAGCCGGGCGCGGGCACCATACGCCAGAGCTTCAGCGTAGTAGTCGAACACGCTGTCGTCGATCTCGGTGCAGTCGTTGGTCGGCTGCACGGCCACGAGCAGCTTCATCCCGTCTTCCATGTCGTAGTCGGGCGCGGGTACGAGGCAGATGTCGTAGGGTTCGAACTGGGTGGCGTACTGCGGAGCCCCGACCTTGTCGGTCCACTCCGCACCGAACAGCGCGTCGAGTTCGTCCTTAGTCTTGAACTCCAGCACCTTGCCGCGACCGGAAAGCTCGACCCGCATGATCTTCGACGGGACGGTGTTCGGCGGGACCTCAAGCTCGTAGATCCCCTGGCCGGTCCACAGGTCGACCGGCTCAAGCTGCTCCTGCTGCCAGAGCGTCAGCTTGTAGAACTCGATGCAGGCGAAGCGCGCCGCGACCGTCGCGGCCGGAACCGAGCACTCGCGCACGAACGGCAGGATCATCGGGGTGAGGTCGGAGATGGCGGTCACGCGGCGGCTCCCTTCGGGTTCGGGTCATCAGCCGCCTGCCCCTGCGTGGTCCCGCTGAAGAACATCTGGAACAGCTGGAGATACGTCTGCGCCTTGTCGTTGCCCGCCGCGTAGTCGGTGTCCTTCTGGTGCGCGCGGAACATGACGTAGTCGAACAGCGCCGTCTGGTAGATGTCCGGGACGAACATCACGTCGTCGAGCGTGGAGAAGTCCGGCGGCATCACCGACCGGCTGACATCCAGGTAGCTGACCCCGGTCGAGGGCGGCCAGACGTAGTAGGTGGTCGGCTGCTTGGGGTCGAACAGGTAGTGCATCGTGGTGTCGGATCGCCGCGACGCGTGCCAGTTTGGGTCGGTACGGTCCAGGTTCTCACGGCTGATGATGGTCACCGCGCGCCCGGGCGTCGCACCGTCCGCGCCCATGTTGCGCTTCACGTCGAGGAACAGGAACGACCCCTCGGGTAGATCCTGCTTGGAGCCCGCGACCAGCGGCAGGGCGTCGGTGACCTCAGAGGTCGACGGGTCCATCGCGACCACGGTGCGCTGGCCGTCCGACAGCCAGCGGAGAAGCTCGTCGTCGCTCCACCGCTTGGTGGAGAGTTCGTCGATAAGCTGGGTCCTGACACGCGCCAGGATGGTTTGGGCGGTGACAGCCATGGTCCCCTCGTGTGGAGAACGCCGGGGCAGCATCTGCCGCCCCGGCGCACCTGTCTACTTGGGGCGGACCTAGTTCTGGACGAGCGCCATGACCCAGGCTTCGGGCTTCAGCATCTTCTTGCCGAAGACGTTCAGCCCGCGCACCAGTTGCCCGAAGTCGTTGGGGTTCTGGAGGTTCTCGGTCTTGGTGATCTGCGACGCGAAGGTCAGCGCCGACATGTGACCGGCCAGCAGCACCCGGCGCTTCAGCGCGCCGCCCTGCACCCCGCCACCGATCGCGTTGCCAGCAGCCGCCGACGGCAGCTGGTTGGACAGGTAGATGGTGAAGCGGTCGATGACGCCGAGCTTCCCGTTGCGCAGGATGCTCTTGTCGTCGCCGGTCAGGTAGGCTTGTTGCAGCGGCGAGGCCATCAGCCGCAGCCGGGTGGCCGCGTCGATCACGATCCACCGCTCGGTGTCCGGGATGTTCTGCTCGTCCAGGGCGGACGCCATGGCGAGGATCAGGTTGAGCACCGGGTAGGTCGAGCCGGTCGGGGTCAGATCGACCGGGGCGTTGTCGGTCCCGAGGTTCAGCACCCCGGAGATCGCACCGGCGTTGGCGCCTTTGTTGGCCGCAGCCCCGTTGTTGTATTCCTCCAGCATCACCAAGCGGTCGATGGCGATGGCCATCTGCTTGGTGGCGTCGTCGGTGAACATCGACATCAGCGCGGGCTTGGACTGGTACTCCAGCACGTCGGAGACGTTGACGCCGAAATACTTCGCGTGGTCGATGTTCAGGTCGACGGTGGACGGAGTGGGGACTTGGTAGTTGAGGTTCTGCCCGATGGTGTAGTCGTTGATGGTGATCGTCGGGATGTTGTTGATGACGATGGTGTCGCCCATCCCCTTGATCTCGCCTTCGTACGAGGTGTTGCTGATCTCGCCGAAGACGGTCGTCAGGTAGAACTTCACATTGAGCTTACCCGACCACAGGGTCGGGATGAAGGTGCCGGAGTAGGCCGGGCTGGTGTTGAACGGGGCCTGGACCGGAACCATTGCGCCAGGAGTGTGGGTGGCCATGGTTAGTGCTCACGCTGGAGGTGGGTGCCGGAGCCCCCACCTCCTGGTGCGCCCTACTGTCGGACGCGCCCCTCGGCGAGAGCCCTGTCGATCTCTGCTTCGATGCGCTCCACGTCGGCCCGTCGTCCGCGATAGTCCCCCCTCGCCACGTCCTTGTAGAAGACGTCCATCTCAGCGACGGTCCAGATCTTCTTCCCGTCCGTGTCGGGGGTGATGGGTGCGGATGTCCGGGCTTGGCCGGGCGACACCTGTGACGCGAGTTCCTCCTGCGGCGTGATCGCTGCGGGGGCGGTGGTCGTCGTCGGCGTCGGCGATGGTGTGGCTTGACCGATGAAGGTGTTGAAGATCTTGGCGGTGCCTGCCGCGTCGAACGCGAAGTACCGCTGTTGCAGGATCTCGTTGCGGACGATCCCACTGAAGTCGTCGGGTTCCAGCAACCAAGCTTTGAACTCGTCGCTGTTGTCGACTGCATCGTAGGTCGGGCAAGCCTTCGCCAGTTCGACGAAGTAGGTGGCTCGCCGCTCGTCCGTGACGCTACCCTGGACCCTCTCAACCTGCTCGGTGTTCGCCGTCATCTGCTTCCGCAGTTCAGCGATTTCCGCTTGCAGCTTGGCCTTCTCCCCGGCGTCCGTTTCCACGGCCACCCGACGGATCAGGCTGATGAGATCGTCACCGTAGGTCTCGATGTCCTCGGCCGTGATCAGCTTTGGCGGGGGGGTCGTCGCGGGCGCGGGCGTCGGCTCAGGTGTCGAGGCGGGCCGGGCTGACAGTTGCTCCACCTGCTGGCTGAGTTGGGCGACTTGGTTCCGAAGGGTCGGCACCTCGGCGTTGTACTTGCCCTGCAAGGTCTGGAACTTCTGCTGCCAGTCGACCTCGGTCTGAGGCGTCGGCGGCGGCGCGGGCGGCGGGTCCGCTTGTGGCTCGGGGGCCTGTGGTGTCTCTCCGGGAGGTGGCGCTGTCAGCGCCGCGTCGAAGGCGTCCACCTGCTCCTGTTGCCGCTTAACGGCGTCGGGCACTCGCATCGTTCAACTCCAGCTGCAACTCGGGGGTGGGGCGGGTCCTGGCCGGGGTGTCCGCCAACCCCTTGATGGTCAGCCTACGTCAGCGGGACCTGTCGGCCCTGCTTCGCCAGCGTAGACCTTGCTGTGCGCGCGGTCTGCTGGAGATCGCGGAGGACCGATAAGTAACCCCGGAGGAAGTGGGCGTCTGCGTCGATACGCGCGCCTGTCAACCTGACCGTGGTCGCTTCGATCTCCGTCGAAAGCATCTCGTCCACGTCCTTCCACCTCGGCGTCTCCACGAATTGCGACAGGGCAATCAGGGCGGCCTGGGTAGGAGGCGTAAACATCCGGGTCCAAACTGCGAGCGCGTCCCTGGTTTGTCAAGCTCAGGCTAGGTCGCCCTGGGTCGGCGCGCCGTTCATCAACTGCTGGCCGTTGGTCTCGGTGGCCCCCGGCCCGGGCGGCGTGCCGCCCTGCATGCCGCCCTGCGCCGGGCTGCCGCCAGCCGGGGGCGCTCCGCCGCCGGGCGCGCCCGGCCCCGGCGCGGCCCCGCCCGGAGGTTGGTTGGCCTGGGCGACGGCGGCCTGCACCGCCGTCCGCTGCCGCAACGTATCGGTGTCGGGCACCACCTTGTCGGTGTCCATCTGCAACGTCTTGGCGGTCTCGCGCAACACGGCGGCCCGACCTTCCTGGCCCATGATCCCGTAGTCGATGGGGTTGGCGGTGGTCGCCAGGAACTCGTTGCGGCGCACCTGGGCGGCGTCGCGGGACACGAGGTTGGACGCGCCGCGCGCCTTGATGTTCACGTCGCCCTTCAGTTCCGGGTCGGTCTCGTAGCGCATGTTGAAATAGTAGAGCCGCTCCAGCAGCGGCTCCATGATGTTGAG